CGTCTTCTTCTCCCCATTTGTTGGAGAGCAAAATTCTGTACACCTTCATTATACTTACTTTTATATAGATTGTACATATCCATAGGTCCTTTTAAAAAACCATAAGCTTCTGTTAGAACACCATCTAAAAGCATTCCTTGTTGATATTCTGATAAATAAGTAGTGTTTGAAGAAGTAAAACTTGGTGGTGTAATTATGTAATTTAATTGAACTGCATAATCTGCATTAGGTGTAGGAGCCACGACTATAGAACTTTCATCCCAGTTTGCGTAATATTTAGGAACACCTGTTGCACCAGTACCGTTGTATTCTGTTATAAAACTAGTATCTCTTTTTTCCATAAAAGTTCTATCACCTGTTGATATACTAGTTGTTGAAAATACTTGAAGTGATCTAATAACTAAAAAATCTGAAGGAGTAACTAAAAATCTTTTACCTGTAGAAAAAGATGAAGTTGCATATTTCCTTGTATCATCATAATCAACTTTACCTGCAACATCTAATTCTATATTTCTAATAAATTGTCCAATAATAGTATCGGTTAAAACATTACTATCTACTTCAGTAAAATTTCGAACCTGTGTTAAAAAATCTGAAAAACTTATAGCCATTATGTTATACTCACTGTTACGTTACCTAAAGTTGCAATTAATTTTCTTCTTCTATTTTGTAATGAAGGATCTGCTGGTTTCATAGTACTAATCACTACACCACTAGTAGTAAGGGTAGCTCCAGGTTGAGCTGTTATAAAAGCAAAATCACCTGGTAAACTTAAATTAACGACTCCAACAGTTATACCTCCTGAGTTTGCTAATGTTGTGTCATTTGCAGCAACTGTTTTAGGTTGTTGAAATTTTTGAGGTCTTGTGTTTTGTAAAGCAATAGCATCAGCAGTAAAATGTCTTCTTCTTATTTGTGGACTTTTAGCTTCAAACTCACTGTAATGTACTAACGAACCATTCCATTCTTTTACCATTTCATTATATGGAAAAGCCATACCAGATCTATCTGATATTGCCTGACTTCTTTTTCCTGTTGCCCATTTAGCCATAATTATATTCCATTCGGATAAAATGATTGAGGTGTTATATACGTAGAAGCTCTTTGACCATCCTCATCTAATGCTCTTTTTAATTGATCTTCGTAAATTAATTTATTTTGTTGTACTAATTGTGGAGCTTTTTTCATTGCTAAATAATAAGCAAGACCAGCGCACATGCATGGAAGAAATCTATAAACAACATCTGTGTCGTTTGTATAAGCTCCAGCATCTTCAATTCTTTTGATAACGTAGTATTTTAAAGTTGTGTAAGTATTTAAATCAGGAGCTTGATATAAATATATTTTGGGGGTAGTTGCTCTATCAACATAATATTGAGAAGGTTGTCCTAAAGCCAATTTATTTGGTAGTGCGGAATATGCTGATCTATCTAGTTTAGTTAAAGCAACATCTTGTGTATCTACTGTATTTGCACCTGCAGCAGTTGTTGAAACAAAAGCTTCTAAAACATCACTAACACCGGCACTAACACTATATTCAGCCTGACCACTAACTAATGCATTTTCATGTAAGGCGACTTTCCATAAATGAATCCCTCTATTACCCCATTCAGCAAATAACAAATCTAAACTTCTTCTAGCTGATCTAAGATCATAGCCAGAATTTGTTGTTAGGCCACATCTTTCGTATCCTTCTTCTATGACTTCGTCTATATTTAAGTTAAAACTGGTTGTTCCTGAAGTTGCCATTCTTTAGTCTTATCCTTTTTGCGGTTGTACAATTTCTTGGATTGTATCACTTTTTGACTAAACTTTGAAGACCTTAGGTTTTTTGCTATTAAGTTTTTTTTTACTTTGTATTTTTTTCTTTTTTTCACCTCTAGCACCTCTTAGTTTTCCGTCAATTTGTGCAGTTATTTGTCCTCTTCCTATTGCCATTATATTAAATCTACTGCCTTTCCTATTATTGGTTTATATTTTGTTTTACCATCTTCTTTGTAAGCTCTAAGATATTGATGTCTAGGATTAAATGGTATGTAACTTGCGTGAATCCATCCAGAATTAGGCTCACCAGGAGTGTAATACTCTAGGATTAATTGATCTACCTCACAATTCATTTTAACCCAATCAGCAACTTCAGCATTGTCAATTCCCATACATTCAAAATCAACCGCCTCAGCTTTTGAATGCTGACTGCTCAAACTTGATCCTATGGCAACGCACAACTCAGAACTACGATAGCCACTAGTCACTTTTACTCTACCAAATTGGTCCCGTACTGGCTGTAAAATATTTTCACACAATGATTTTAATTTATCTATTTGATCTGCATTGGGTTCATTGTCTATACCCTTACGTATTGCTGTGTCTGATTTTGTTAATTCTTGTAAACTAAAATTTCTTGATAAATTCATAATTACTCCAAAATTAATTTTTTTATAGATTTTGCACCCATATAAATCTCTGTTTCTGCTTTACTTTTTATACATTGATAGTCCACACTTGTACCTGTGTTAGTACGCATTGCAATTCTTTTACCTTTTAAACATTGTGACATAGACTCTTGTATTCTATGTTCTTTTATTTCACCGTTTACAATCATTAATAAAGCTATAACTATTTCAATCATTAATAAGTTCCATTACCATTTGCTCTTACTTTGTCTTTTAATTCTTCAACATCACTTAACGCTTTTTCTAATTGTGCTTTTAAAAATTCAATATTAACTTTGTTTGTCATGTTTTGTTCTTGAGTTATTTCTAACTTTTCTGTTGTCTTGTATAAATCTTCTATTAACATGTATTGCTCTTGGTCTGTGGGTAATTGCTCACTCTTCTTTAGTAAGTCTGCTTGGAACAGTTCTCTTGATGTCTCAAGGCTTGTTAGTCTAGCAGTGACCTCTGTGTACGCAAATACACCCATGGCCACAGCCACGATAATACCAATCATGTTTTTCATTGGCATGCTTACTGATGTATTTTCACTAATTTTCATTTTCTATTTTCATTAGTTGTTTATATATTGTAGCAGTTAAGCCAGGAGGAGCAGGTTGAAAACCATATTCACTTTTTACACACCCTGCTGTCAATATAAATATAATTAAATATTTCATAATGGTGCTACTAATATTGTTAGTAAAACAAATAACACAATAATACCACCTGTAAAATAATAGTTCATACTGGCACACTCCATATTATTTTTCTCCCGTCAATGTACTACGCATAATTAAAAAATTTTTAAAATCTTGTTCCATTTCATTTATTTTTTGTTCCATTGTTTTAAGTTTATCGTTTGTAACAATAGTATTACCTTTGTTGGTTTCTATATTTAATAATAAATGATTTTGATTTTCTTGTAACCTAGCGATATAAGTTTTAAAATTGTAAAGATGAGTATCGTTTATTACTGTAATTTCTGCTTTGTTCTTATTAATAGTTTCTGTTAAACCTACTATATACTTTACACCTGTAAACGTTCCAACTACAAGAGATGCAACAACAGGTATCATCACCACATTTTTCTTTAACAGATCTACCACATTCATTTATTTTTCCTTAACTTCATAAAACATTTTGTCACTATCTTCTGTAAGCCAGTCTTTATTTTCAACATTCCATTTAGTAGTTTGTACCGAATAATCTGGAACCCCGTCACCAACAGTATAGTTAGGAGCGTCCCACAGAATGCGGTTATTAGGCTGAGCTGCATAATTCCCGTCATCAAGAGCCAAAATATGCGCACACTTATGTTCAGCGGGAATTTCAGAATGTTCTGTATCCAAGATATTACCTTCTGGATGACCCCAATCGATTGTAAATAAATATTCGAATGGATAGTTATTTTTATCTTTCCCATAGTATTTACCTCGCTTACCTCTTAAAAAACTAAAGCAATGAACACTAGGATAATAACTAAAACAATTCCACAACTGAAGTTGGTCGATAGGCATATCGGGCACTTCGGTTCTATTAAATTTTTCTTGAAAAAACGCTGAAATAGGCAAACGCCAAAAACACGCACCGTTTGGTAACATAATATTAAATAAGAGAGCCCTATCTGTAATAGAGACCACACTAAAGACACAGCAATCAACACTTTCTCCTTGATGTTTTTTAAGATCATATAAATATTCCTTTCTTATTTTACAGTATATAGGTGGTATGTCAGCATTCAAGTAGGCCATGCTTTAACACTTCCAACGTTTTCTAGCCTGTCTCAATCTTGAATTAGGATCTTTTGCAGCCTTAGGAAACTTTTTCATTTGTCCTAAGCTTCTTGCACAATACGATTTTCTACGTGCTGATCTTTTTTTACCTGGGTTATCTTCTGTAACTGCAGTTGATAATTTACTTCCTGGGTTTTTACTTCTGTATGATGCAACTCCTGCAGCAGTCATACCTGCCCCACTTTTAGTAGATCTAAAATTTTTTTTGTTTCTAGCAGGCATGGTGTCTCCGCCAGATCTAAGACTCATTACACCACCTTTTGCTTTCTTTCTCTTACCCTTAAAAAAAGAAGATAAAGGTATTTCCTCAAACCTACTCATGTCAGATCTCCAAGACTCAGCCGAACCTTCACTTCCATATCTTGACAAACCCATACCTCTTGCAGAATTTGCACCAGGTGTTTTTATTTTATGTGTTTGAAAAGAGCTTCCTTTTTGAGATTGTTTTTTAATAGGAACCATTTTATCATTTCTAGCTCCTGCTCTAATGTTGTAAGCTTTTATTGATTTAGTACCTCGACCAACTCTTTCAACATTTGCTTTAGTTCTTTTTGCTGCTAAACTTCTTTTGCTAGGTGGTTGTTTAGCTTTTTTATCCTTAATATTTTTCTTTAAACTTTTAACAATATCAATAAGCTTTTTTCCCGCGTATTTACTAGTTGTGTAAGCTAATTTAATTTTACTCATTTTAAGTAAATGAAATTGTTACTCCACCAGTTCCTGATATAGTTACATGAATTCCTTCTACAAATAAAATTCCAGAACCAGGTAAATACATATCTAAACCTTCAGTACCAAACAAATAAGTTGCAACCGTTGTACCGGATGATCCACCACTTTTAAAAATGATTGAACCACTTGCATTACCCTTAGCTTGAATAGATGTAAGCCTCGCTCTTCTTGTTGTAGGCACCATTTGTGCTGTACTCGTAGCATGAGCACTTCCTTGATCTGATGTAAAACTTCCTCCACCTGACATAATATTCTCCTATTGTTTGTGGCTCCCGAAGGAGCCACTAATTTATTATTAACTTAGATTAATATTTTGTTGATATAAAATAGTAAATCTACACTCACCAGCACTTGTAGCTGCTGAGTTAGTAACATTAAGTCTTACATCATTTGGTCCAACATCTTCCCATGCTAGTGCTCCACCAGCTTGAGTAGTTGGACGTTTAAGTCCCACAGTTGTTCCAATAGCAAAAACATTAACATATGCTGTAGCTAATCCACCAACTTGACCAATACTAATATTAGTAGCGCCTGATGATGCTGTAATGCTGTCAAAAACAATATCTATTAATTGTGAATTTGCTGGAATGATGACATCTGTTGCAACTGCTGCAAGTGCACCTCCAGATAAGTCAATAGCGTGTGTTTGTGCCATTACAACTTGTCCTGTGTTTTTCATGTTAGTACCAACTGTAGTACCTGTAGTGTTTGAAATCGTTCCCGCTTTTATTGGTCCCGAAAAAGTAGTTGTTGCCATAATATTTTCTCCTGTATAGCGTTTAAATTTTGTAGTCTCTATACCGTCTGACTAGTCAGTCTACAAAATTATATTATCTAGTGTTTGTATTATACATAAAAAAAGGGGCGATGTGAACACCGCCCCTTTTAAGTAACCCTAAGGGTTATATATATTGACTATTAACTAGTCGGTAAATTTCCATTACCAAAAACACATCTTGGATCTGAGAATCCAAAAGAGTATCTTTCTCTAGCTTTAAATCTCATATTACCTGTATCGAAGTCACCTTCCATAGCAGTTTTGATAGGTGATCT